GACTTGGAGAACTTCCCTAACTTGCATCGTTGGCAACAAGTTAACGGTGTAGATCAATGGGTAGCTATTGACAACACAGACCAAGTAAGTTCAAGTGGTATACTATTTGCTGATGCTCGTTGGGGCGGTTCAACAACAGTTGATCCAGTAAATGACCCTATTCCATCTATCGCTTCATTATTGACAAATAATTATGTAGATTTAGATTGTCCTAATCCTGCTCTATATCCACAAGGTATGTTGTTATTCAACACACGCCGTTCAGGATATAATGTTAAGAAGTTTGTAACAAACTACTTTACACAAGCAAATTATCCTAATGCTGGTGGAAGCTTACCGCAATTCTCATATACATGGGTAAGTGCTAGTGGATTGAAGCCAGACGGTTCAGCATACATGGGTCGCAAAGCACAACGTCACATGGTTGTGCAAGCATTAAAAGCAGCAATTGGTACTAACATGACAATTCGTGAAGAAGATAACTTCTTTAATTTAATTTCATGCCCAGGTTATCCAGAATTACAACCAGATATGGTTGGTTTAAATAATGAGCGTAATAATACTGCTTATATCATTGGCGACACACCACTAAGATTGAAAGATCAGGCAACTGAGATTACAAATTGGGCTACTAATGCTGCAGGTGCAACAGAAACTGGCGAAGAAGGTTGGGTAACACGTGATGAATATTTAGGTATATTCTATCCAAGTGGTATCACAACAGACTTAACAGGCGCACAAGCAGTTGTTCCAGCAAGTCACATGATGCTACGTACATTCTTACGTAACGACACAGTTGCTTATCCTTGGTTTGCAGCAGCTGGTACACGTCGCGGTACTATTGATAATGCTACTAACATTGGTTATTTGAATAGTACAACTGGTGAATTCATTACTGTTAAGAATCGTGTATCAATACGTGATGTATTATACACAAATCAAATTAATCCATTAGCTTACTTTACAGGTCTTGGATTATTGAATTACGGTAATAAGAGTAGCTATGCAAGCAATACTGCAATGGATAGAACTAATGTAGGTAGATTAATCGCATACATTCGTTATCAATTACAAATTGCAGCTCGTCCATTCGTATTCGAACCAAATGATGCATTAACACGTAGTCAAGTTACAGGTGTTGTACAATCATTATTCATTGACTTAGTTGCAAAACGTGGTCTATATGATTATTTGGTAGTTTGTGATGATACAAATAACACTCCATCTCGTATCGATAGAAATGAGTTATGGATTGATATTGCAATTGAACCAGTGAAATCAACTGAATTCATATACATTCCAGTACGTATATTGAACACAGGTGGAATCGCTAAATTAAAATAATAAATGACCCCTAAGGGGGTCTTTATTTTAAAGATAAATAATATTAAGGAGACAATATAATGGCAACAGCCTCAAATTCACTGTTCAATATGACCGTAGGTTCAGACAACACCCCTAGTTCTCAGGGTTTGTTGATGCCTAAACTACAGTATCGTTTTAGAGCATTATTCTTAAACTTTGGAACAGGTGGTTCTACACAAGAACTAACTAAACAAGTAATGGACATTCAAAGACCTAATGTATCTTTTGAAGAAATCACATTAGACATTTATAATAGTAAAGTATTTTTAGCCGGTAAGCATTCATGGCAAGAGACACAAATCAATTTACGTGATGATGCATCAGGTAATGTTTCTAAACTAGTTGGTCAACAACTACAGAAACAATTTGACTTTGTTGAACAAGCAAGTGCAGCTACTGGTCAAGACTATAAGTTCCAAATCAACTATGAAATTCTTGATGGTGGAAATGGTACATTACTTCCTAACGTATTGGAAGCATGGGAGTTATATGGTTGCTTTATTAAATCAGCAAACTATAATAACATGGATTACAAATCAAATGACCCAGCTACAATTCAATTATCAATTAGATTTGATAACGCAATCCAATCACCATTAGGTTCAGGTGTTGGTACAACTGTTGGTCGTGCATTCGGTGGTCAATCAGTAACAGGTATTTAATAAATGGCGGGATTCTTTCAAGAATTCGCTAGTAGCGTATCTGCTGGCTTTTTTGGCAATGATTACTTGCGTGACTATCAACACGCAAGTAAAACCTTTGTTACTAATGCATACGGATACGCACCAAAATACAAATTCTTATTTCATGTTTACTTTGATTTGAATGAGAGTTTGATAGGATCTTTGTCTGATATGCCCACAGACAGAAACTATGGTTTAGCAGTAAAAACAGTTCAATTACCAAAGTATACGTTTGACCTGCATACAATGAATCAGTATAATCGTAAACGTGTAGTACAAACTAAAATTAAATATGATCCGGTTAATATTGTATTCCACGATGACAATAGTAGTTTAATTACAAAATTATGGCATAACTACTATACATATTATTATAAAGATGGTGAGCAGCCAGATCCAATGGCTACTATCAACAAATCTAATACTGCACTAAAATCACTAAGCAATAACTACAATACACAAGATATTAATCAGAGAAATATATATGAACCTGATATATCAGGTAATGATGATTGGGGATACGTAGGTGAACCAGCATTAACCAGTGCAGGGTATCAAACTTCTAAATTAGGCGGAGTAGTTAAAACCCCGTTTTTTAGGTCAATCAACATATATGGTTTTAATCAACATAATTTTATTTTGTACAGATTAATTAATCCTGTTATTGAAAGTTTTTCGCATGATACATACGATTACTCGCAAGGTAACGGCGTAATGGAACATCAAATGTCATTACAGTATGAAACAGTAAAATATTATGCCGGCGCAATTGACGGCAAAAAACCATCTGAAATCATCACTGGATTTGGTGATTCTAGTCATTATGATACAACTACTAGTCCTATTGCAACACCTGGTAGCAATAGTACTATTTTAGGTCAAGGTGGTTTACTAGATGCAGCTGGTGGATTCCAAGATGCATTGTCTAGTGGTAATTATTTAGGTGCACTTAAAATCGCCGGTACTACATTGAACACCTTCAAAAACCCTGCATCCATTGTTAATGCTGCTAAGGGTGATGCACTAGGTGTTGCGACAAATTGGTTGCAAGGTACGCCAAACAGAAATACACAATTTAATTTCCCAACTGCACAACAAGTTGTCTCAAATACTAACACAGCCATTACTAAAGCAGTAAATACAGCTATAGGTAAATAACATGGCTAATACGATAGATACACCAAATACAGTTAATGATGCTGTAAAATTATTTGATAGTTTTTATAACTATAGCATGGTTGTAGATGGAAATAGATATGAGATTGTTAGATCATATTTTTATAGTGTCACAAATAGTATAAGTGTTGCTAACAACTTTACAACAATGATATTTAGAATTGCAGGGATCACAAATCAAGATCCATTAGAACTGTTATCTTATGTCAAGGGTAAGAGTAAACTTGAAGCCAATGCAATTATGATTTACTATCTAAACAGTTTAAAAAGTAAAACTGCACTTTATGGTTTTGGCGTAGTTCCAATACCCAATGAACCTGTTCAGCGCAATATTGTTATATAATGGCAAATTTTGCACAAGGTGTATTCACTCCTACTCAACCTGAAAAGTATATAGGTAAACACTTACCTAGATATCGTAGTGGATGGGAAATGCAAGTAATGCATTTTTTAGATACTAATAAAAGCATTTCTAAATGGGCTAGTGAAGCTATTGTAATTCCATATGCAAATCCATTGACCGGTAAAAGAGCAAATTATATTCCTGATTTTTTTGTCGTTTACACAAATAAATATGGACATCAAAAAGCTGAAGTTATTGAAGTGAAACCAAAAGCACAAACCTCACTTAATGAAGCGAAAAGTAAACATGATAAAGCACATGCTATTGTTAATATGGCAAAATTTGCCGCGGCAAATCTATATTGTAAGCAAAATGGCTTCACATTTAGGGTTATAAGTGAAACCGATATTTTTCGTAATGGAAAAAGATAAATAATAGTGTAGTTCGCGGAATTGGCGTTCCCAACTACTCTAACGCTATGAAGGAGCAATCAGCAATGATATTTATCAAGAACAAATATACCGATTTGTATTATAAAATAATACAGCATGCAAAAATCCGAAAAATAATACCGAATGAGTATTATGAAAATCACCATATCATTCCCGAATCTTTTTATAAAAATAGAGTTAGAGAAGGCCCAATTGGTTGGTTAGATGGTAATCCCAATGATAAAGTAAATAGGATAAAATTAACTGCTAGAGAACATTTTGTTTGTCATAAATTATTAGTTAGAATGACTGACGGACCAGCTAAGAAAAAAATGATTTTTGGCTTATGGTCAATGTGTCGTGCAGGTTCTAAGCAAAATAGGTATAATATTTCATCTAGGGAATACGCATTATTAAGACAACAGTTTGTTAAAAATATTACAGAAACTAACACTGGAAAGCAAAAGAAACCATTATCTGATGAGCATAAACAAAAATTATCCAACAAGACAAAAAATATACCAAAATCTGAATTGACAAAAAATAAAATGATTGCAGCCTGGTCTGACAGAGATAGGACAGTTAGTGAATCTACAAAAAAATTGTTAAGTAAATCTAGTTCACTATTTTGGAAATCGGATACTGCTAGATATATACAAAGTGTAAAACGTAAAAAATTTTTAGAAAATAATCCGCATGTGGTTGCCGAACAGATTACTAGAATAAATTCTATAAAAATATGTGAGTTTTGCAACAAGTCATCAAATATAGGTAATTACTTTAGATGGCACGGTGTTAATTGCAAACTAAATAAATGATACAGGAGAATTAAAATTACTAAAAAACTCGCAGAATTATTTGAGCTACCGGAAGAAGAAATCGGGGATCTTAAAATCCCTATCCCCGAATATGCTGAAGATGTAACTATGAATGCACTAGATACACTAGAAAAAATAGAAAATGCTCTACCCCAAGTTCGTGGATTAGAGGCAAGTGATATTGAAATGGATGAATTGGCTAATTTAGCAACAAGTAGTTACAAGGATTTATTTGACTTGGGCATGCAAGTGGATAGCAGATTTGCTAGTGAGATATTCAATTCAGCAAGTAGTATGTTAGGACATGCTATTACTGCCAAGACTGCAAAACTTAACAAGAAACTTAAAATGATTGATTTACAGTTGAAGAAAGCACAATTGGATCAAAAAATAGCTAGTTCAACTAAAGAAATCGAAGCTACCCCGGTAGGTGAAGGGTCATTATTGGATCGTAATGAGATACTCAAATCCATATTGGCAAGCAAAAAAACGCAATAAAGATAAATATTATATAGGAATAAAATAATGAAAAGCCTTCGTCATTACTTAACAGAATCTGTAAGAACATATCGTTATACGATCAAGATCGCCGGCGATCTTGATAAGAATTTTCTTGATATGTTTGCTTACAACTTAAACAAATTTGATCCCGTAAAAATTGAGGATCCAAAGACTACCCCAGTTCAAAAAGACCCATATGGTTTTCCTGATCTACAGAATGAGTCTATCACTATTATCAAAGCTGAATTTAAATATCCAGCAACAGAACCACAAATACAACAGATTGCCCAATTATTAGGTAGAAATGTTAATATGGTTCGTGTAGTAACAACAGACTATAATGATAGTGTTAATTCAGAAAATGATAAGTATGCAAATGAAGAAAGTCATTCTCCAATTCTTTTACAAACAGAATTAGAAGATAACGGTAAAGAAGCTAGCAAAGAATATGCTAATCAATATCTAGATAGAGTTGTTCCTAAGAAACCGAGCATTGATTATCAATTTGATGCAAAACCAACTCCTGCTAGTCCTAACAAAAGCAAAGAAGGAATTAATACAATGAGTCCTATGAGCAAAATGACTAGGCCCGCAAAGCCGCAAACAGGATTTTTAAAATGATTGACTTTTCACCAGCACAGTTAACTTGGATTGTCATTGGTGCTTGTAGCATTGGTGGCACTGGATATCTAACAATAGATAATAGAATGCAAGATATGACTACTAAAGTAGAAGTTACAAATGTAAAAGTTGCTGAAATGTCAGACAGAGTAGCTGAGTTAAAAGCCCAACTAACACGTATCGAAGATAAATTAGATAAGAAATAAGGATAAAGATAATGGATTTTAAATCATTACTACAGTCAATGGACGCTATCAGCGAAACAGTACATAAAGGTACCTATGGTACAAGTCATGGTAAAGAAGATGTACGTGATCAGTATGGACACAAAATTGGTAAAGTAAACAAAGATGCCGAAACTAAAAAAGACGAACCAAAAAGAACTCGCGGTCGTCCAACTAAAGCTGCAAAAGATGAACATGGTAATGATATCAAGCATGATACATCAGGAATTCAATCAATGTTAGGTTCTAAGCCAAGTGGTAAAGTTGGTAAAGTTTCAGCAAAGCACAAATTAAAAGATTGGATTGAGGCAGTAGAAGCTAATCAATTGAACGAAGGTGACCAAGTTACAATTGCTCCTGCAAGTGCTAGCACACAAGTTATCAAGCAAGGTGACAAGACATTAGGTACAGTTAACAATCCACAATTAGCCGGTACAATTAAACAAGCTATTGGCCAAGGTCAAATGACATTGAATCCGGATGAAGATATGACCGAAGATGGTGGCGAAAAATGGATTCAAAAAGCAATTAAACATCCTGGTGCATTCACTAAGAAAGCTAAAGCGGCTCATATGGGCACACAAGCATTTGCAAAGAAACATGCACACGATTCAGGTACATTAGGTAAACAAGCACGTTTAGCACAAACATTAAGCAAGATGCATCACGAAAGTGTTGAGGAAGGTGCTAAAGTTGATCGTATGGTCGCACATGTTAAAGCCAGTGAAAAGAAAGCTGGACACAGTGACAAAGAAGCAGAAAATATTGCATGGGCAACTGCTAACAAGCGTGGCATGTTAGACAACAAAAACAAAAAGAGTGTTAAAGAAAGTGTATCTTTAGAAGAAAATAAAGATTCATTGGAGCACATCATTAATAGATTTAAGTACGAAGTTAAAAATTTCCTTAAAGGTGCTGAAATGGATAATAACTTGTATGACGCATTGTATGACTACTATGTACATTCAGGTGAAATGCCATATGGTGTAGCTAAGGCACGTGAAGGAGATCCACATGAATGGGTAGCATCTCGTTTTGCACAAGATAGTGCAAAACATGTTCAACAACAGCCACAACATACACCGTGGCATGTAGATCCAATTAACGCTGCAACTGATAGAGTTATTGGTGGTGCTGAAAAAGCAGGAAGTTTCATTAAAGGTTTGATGGCACCTAAGAAGAATCCATTTGAAAGCAAAGATATGAAAGATAAACAATTCGAAAGTTGGGAAAATCAACTCAACACCTTATTAACTGAAGGACTAACAGTATCTTCAAGTACTGGTCAACAAGGTCAACCTGATTCAGTTAGTGTAACTGCTAATGATGAAGATGCACAGAAGTTATTATCTGCACTAAGACAAGCTGGTATAGGTGTCTTTGGCGGCGAAGAACAACCAGGAAGCCCAAGTGCTTATGGTGCACCTCAGCACGAAGAAGAGCCGGGTCATGGAACAGAGATTCCGGCTAGCCCTGAAGTAGTCGGTGATGGTGATGACATGCTTGCATTGATTAAGAAAATGACAGGTATTCAAGGTGGTTCACCAAAGCAAGGACCAGAAGGTACGGCATCAATTGATTACGAACCTGAAGAAGATGGAGAAGACTTAGATCATGACGGTGATTTAGACGAACCAGGTGAAAGAGACTATCAAGGTGATGAAGAAGTTTCTGAAGGTTTTGATCCAGTAAAAGAAGTAAAAAAATCTGCTATAGAATATATGCAAAGTACTGGAATACGCAACGTACATGATTTAGATGCAGAAGCTATTCAATATATTGGCGATGAAAATCAAATTAATTATGAAGAAGTTTGCAAGATTCTTGGTTGTGAATTACCACAAGAATTAGGTCCAGTTAATGCCGATGACGAAGTTGATGAAGGTAATGCATTTACTGGCGCACTTGCTAAAGCTAAAAAAGATGGAATTCAACCTGGAGAGAAAATTAAAGTTGGTGGAAAAGAATATCCAGTTAAAGAGGAACATGACCACGAAGATGGTGAAACTTGCAATGAATGCGGTATGTATGAATGCGAATGTGATTCTGGAGAGCAGGTAGAAGAATCCTATGCAAATAGTGATGATGATAAAGCATTCCAAGACTTACAGTATATGTTACAAACATTAGCAGGTGGATTGAATGGACCAAAACGTACACAAGCTACAGGTAACATTCAAAAGGTCACAATGGAAGATACAATTTTAAAAGATTCAGCTAATTTATTGACAGATTGGCAAAAACTAAGCGGTATAAAATAATAAACCGTACGTTAATCTAAACTTACATAACCCGGTTCG